TTGGACAAGATGTACATTGTGAAGCCGACAGGCGGCACGACCTATCCCGCAAGTATGGTGTCAAAGATTGATGATTATCTTAATCGCCTAAGAATTTCTTCCGTACCGGGGATAGAAGGCTTAAAGGGCAAAGATGCCAAAAAAATTAGTGAATTTATTACAACAAAAGGCCGTGATTATTTAACAAAGCGGTATGGCAGCCCTCAAGATGCAGTAAAAGAAGCAATACTGGATGGGCGCGTTACTTTAACGGGGGCAGATGCAGAGTTGTTTCCGCCGAGGCTATTGGCAGAAGCTAGAGAAGGTAATCCTGTAGCGTTAGAGCGGTTTGAAGAGATTTATGACAAAAATACAGGTCTACAGGGCACCGTGGTATTTGACAATCTTGCAGACCCTAAAGCTAAGGTTGCAAAAGAAAAAGAGTGGGAAAAACTTATAAAAGAAGGCGCTTTGCCACATGAAATTAATCTTAATGTAGTAGGCGTAGGACGCAAAGATTTAGGGTATGGCTACGGTTCTGATGCAGAAACAGAGCTACGCAAGTTTTTGTCAGCAGAAAAGATACCCCCTAAAGAAGCTTCTGGTGTTATGTATGCAGCACGGCACGGGGAGCCTATTTATGACTTAGACAGTATGTATCCCCGGTTTGAGTTTTTGGAACCAAACACAGTAGTGCCCGCATTGGTTTCAGTGGTAGATGATTTAGATAGGATGTCGTTCCCAGAAGCGCTTATTCGTGGGATGCAGAAGACAGATGTCTTGCGCAATGAAAATGCGGCGATTGAAAGAGCGGCACAAGGAAAAAGCGTCCCTGTTGAATTATTCCAAAGAGGCATAGAGCCTATAGCTCAAGTAGGCGATTTTTCTTTGGTTCGAGTGAAGTCTCCCTTTGCTGTAAGGATGGAAGGGGCAGCAATGAGGCATTCTATTGGTAACTACGCGCTTGATCCTAGTTATGGGCTTGGCGGTAAAAAAGCATTTGAAAGTGGGGAAACACAAGTTTTCTCTATTAGAAATGCGGAAGGTAGGCCAGTAGTCTCAATGGATGCACTTATATCGGAAAGCGGCTATCCCGTTATTGGGGAAATGAACAAGAAAAACAAGCTATTTTTAAAGCATTTGATACGTTACTCGCTCCGCATTTCGGCAAAAACCCGAAGTGGGGTTGGTTGGGTATATTGCCAACTAATAAATATAAAAACGCAAGAGATGGCAATATTCTTGCTCTTGAAAACAGAGCAGAGGTTGATTGGTGGCAAGAATATACAAATTACCTAAGGAAGAAAGATGCCAATTGAACGCATAAACAGCGCCCCACAAGGCGATATTGAAATCGATGTGGAGATGGAAGACCTCCCAGAGATTGAAATCGAATTCGATGAAGAGGGCGGCGTTACCGTCAACCTTGATGAGAGTGAGGACGACGTAGCGTTCGACACCAACTTGGCTGAAGTAGTGCCAGAGGAAACACTGGCCGAGATTTCCGAAAACCTCATGATGTTGTTTGAGGCGGACGTTACTTCGCGTGATGATTGGGAAAAACAATACGCACAGGGCTTAGAGCTACTGGGCTTCTCAATGGAGGAGCGCACTAAGCCGTTCAAGGGCGCGTGTGGCGTGTACCACCCACTGCTGTCTGAGGCGATTGTGCAGTTCCAAGCGCAAGCCTTGAAAGAGCTAATGCCATCCGGTGGTCCTGTTAGAACGCAGGTTCTGGGCAAAGAGACGCGCGAGAAGTTGATGCAAGCGCAGCGTGTGAAGGAGTTCATGAACTACCAGATCACGACAGTCATGCAGGAGTACACCCCTGACTTTGATCAGTTGCTGTTCTATGTAGGCTACGGCGGTTCGGCGTTCAAGAAGATTTACTACGACTTTGACAAAGGTCGTATGGTCAGCCGTTTGATTCCTGCGGATAACTTGTACATCCCGTACAACGGCTCATCCGTGATGAGTGAGTGTGAGCGGATCAGCTACAAGTTCCCGATGTCGGTAAATGCGTACCGCAAGGCGGTAGCGCGTGGTCAGTAACTGGATATGGCGGAGCCGACAACGACGCAAGAACAGACACAGATTGAGGAAGCCAAGGATAAGTTGGTAGGCCAAGTCCCCGCAGGGGATGAGGAAGAGATGACGTTCATTGAGTTTCAGGTGGACTACGATCTCCCCGGCTTTGAACATACGGATGAAGAGGGCGAAGCTACGGGTATCAAGCTCCCGTATGTCATCACGATTGATGAGACCTCGGGCAAAGTTATCGGCATTCGTCGTAACTGGACAGAGGGCGAGGAAGAGAAGCAGCGCAAGGAATACTACGTGCACTACCTGCTAGTGCAGGGTCCGGGAGCGTATGGCTTGGGCTTCTTGCACTTGATTGGTGGTCTGTCTAAGACAGCATCGGCAGCACTGCGTCAGTTGGTAGATGCCGGTACGTTGTCTAACCTTCCTGCTGGCTTTAAGGCGAAGGGCGCACGTATTGAGAATGATGATGTGCCGATCTCTCCGGGCGAATGGCGCGACATCGATGCTGGTGGCATGGAGTTGTCACAGTCGCTTTTGCCGCTGCCTTACAAGGAGCCAAGCCAGACGTTGTTTGGTTTGTTGGGCTTCTGCGTAGATGCGGGTCGTCGCTTGTCCTCGATTACGGATTTGCAGGTTGGCGACAGCAACCAAAATGCAGCCGTAGGTACAACGATTGCGTTGTTGGAGAAGGGTTCGTCGGTCATGTCGGCGATCCACAAGCGTTTGCATTATGCGCAGAAGCTGGAGTTCCAGCTTTTGGCAAAGGGCTTTGCAGAGTATCTGCCGGATGAGTATCCGTATGATGTGCCGGGGGAGACCCGGAAGATCAAGCGAAAGGACTTTGATGATCGCATCGATGTATTGCCGGTGTCTGATCCCAATATCTTCTCGATTGCTCAACGCATCACTATGGCGCAAACGCAGCTCCAGCTTGCCCAAAGCGCCCCACAGATGCATAACCTGTATGAAGCCTATCGACGCATGTACGGGTCCATTGGGGTCAAGGACATAGATGCTATTCTGACAAGTCAGAATGTCGATAAGCCGAAAGGCCCAGCCAGTGAGAACGCACAGGCGATGGATGGATCGCCGTTAAAGGCGTTTGCTGGCCAGCAGCACGATGCACACATCCTAAGCCACATCTTATTTGGTCTGTCCCCGATTGTTGGGGCAATGCCAGCGGTAGGAATGACGCTCTTGAAGCACATTTTTGACCACATCACCAAAAAAGCGGAAGAGTTTGTCGAGGCGGAGCTATTTAGACAGTATGGAACAGACCCTGACCAGCTTGTTTCCCCGCTCCAGCGCGAGGCTATGGTGGCGTTGAAGGTGGCTGAGTTCTATCAAGAGGTCAAACAACTGCAAGAACAGTTGTCAGGAGCTAATCAGCCCCCGCCTGACCCCTTGATTGAGCTGAAAAAGCAGGAATTGGCCAATGCTGCCCAGCGTGATCAGGTCAATGCGCAGATTGATCAGCAAAAACTAATGCTGGATCAGATGCGTGAGGAGAATGATGTGCGTATGGATCAGGCAAAACTGGTTCAGGCACAGCGTTTGGCGGATGAGCGCAACATGGTTGCGATGATGAAGCAGTCTGGTGGTGGCCAAGGAGGGCAAAGACGTGAATAGGAAACCCGCAAAAGTGATGCAAATGCGGTCTAAGCCGCCAAAAGTGCCTAAGAATGTTCCACGTGTTTATCGCAAAGATGCCTTTAAGAGAGTGAAAATCACATAAGAGTAGTGTTTTTGTAGAAATACACATGCATAATAAGCATGTAGCCTTCAGATAGGGCGTGTACTGTCTGCGAACTTGGGAGAACCCATGCTGCAATTTAGCGAAAGCGTGTTACACGCTGTCCGTATCCTGAAAAAACAAACCGAAGAAATGGTGATCACGGGTACGGTGCGAGATATGGAGCAGTACAAGTTCCTGATGGGCCGTCTGGAAGGGTACAAATTCGTCGAAAGTGCAATTTTGGCACTTTTAAAAGAAAACCCTGACAATTAAGGACACTTCAGGATGACTAAAACTGCTTTGGAAGAAAAATGGGAGCATGAAGCGGCTCTAGAGGCTGAAGAAGGCCCTACCTTAGATGATGCTTATGCAGACGACGGCAGTCTTGTTGTTGAAAACCTCGAAGGCCCCGTTATTGACCGTATCCCCCGTCCCACGGGCTGGCGTATTGTCATTCTCCCCTACCGTGGGGCAGAAAAAACCAAAGGCGGCATTGTTCTCGCCAACCAAACCCAAGAAAAACAGCAACTAACGACTGTCTGTGGCTATGTTTTGGCCGTAGGTGATCTTGCCTACAAAGACGAAGGTAAATTTCCCAATGGCGCTTGGTGTGAAAAGGGTGATTGGGTAATTTTCGGCCGCTATGCGGGTGCGCGTATCGGTTTAGACGGCGGAGAAATCCGGATTCTCAATGATGATGAGATTCTCGCCCGTATCAACAACCCAGAAGACATTCTGCACATGTGAGGTTAGCTATGGCAAACACTGTTCCAGACAGTCAACTAGAGTTCAATCTAGGCGAAGGGGAAGAAGAGACCACCGTTCAGCTTCCTGAACAGGAAGAGGACTCAGTCTTTGAAAAAGAACCTCGACAAGAGGCTCCTGCCCCCGTAGAAGCGAAAAAACAGGAGGCGTTGAGCCAAGAACTGGACAACGTCAGCGAAAATGTCCAAAAGCGCATTGCTAAGTTGACAGCAAAGATGCGTGAGGCGGAGCGTCGTGAACAAGCGGCGATTGAGTACGCCAAAGGCGTTCAAGCCAAGTCACAGGAGCTACAAAGACAGCTTGAGGTAACGGATACCAGCCGTCTTTCTGAGGCCAAGTCTAGGATGGAAACCCAAGCGGCCACGCTTAAATCCATCATCAAGCGCGCGCGGGAAGAGGGGGATATCGATACTGAGACAGAGGCTCAAGAGCGGTTATTTCAGCTCACAAT